GCTTTAAATACATTTGTAAGAATAGGTAGTAATCTTCCACAACCAGATTTGAATGAATATAAAAATATTGGGCAACTCATAGAAGCTATAAAAGATTATGAAGGTAAAGCTAGAAGAAACATCAAAAAAGTTGAAGGTGGGAATGTTGTTTACGAAGACCCGAGATTTTTTGTTGTTAATCCATTAACTCATCAGTCGTCTTGTTATTATGGTAAGGGTACCAAGTGGTGTACCGCTGCCGATACTGATTACCAATTTAATCAATACAATCAAGACGGAAAATTATTTTACATATTAGATAAGACTAAACCAACTTATGACCCACAATATAAAATTGCTATACTTCAAAAGTTCAACGGAGATAATACCGTATATGATGCCAAAGACGAAACAATAACTAATTTGAAAGAAATTTTAGGGGAAGGAAATTATAATAAATTGAATTCATCAATTCAAAGTTATCTTGAGGAACAATATGGTGAACAATTGAAAATATGGAGAGATAAGGAAGCGGCTAAAAAAGAGAGAGAAAGGTTAGAGAGGTTGAGACAACAAAGGGTGTTAGACCAGAGAACAGAAGAATCTGAAGAAAGAAGGTTAGAGAATGAATGGGAGTTAGGGCCTGATTGTCCTGAAGAAGGACTAAAGGCACACGCCTTGTTGGAATTTCTGGTTGACAATGGTGATGTTAATGTTTGGACAAACGAAGAAAGAAACGAAATCTTAAGATTAGAATTGGAAATTGAAAGACTTCAATCAGAATATGATAATGCTGAAAATGTTGAAACCGATTTATTAGACCAAATAAGTAACCTCGAAGATGAAGTTGAAGAAATTAAAGAAGGTAAGATTGACGTATATAATATCATCCCAACAGGAACCCATTATGACACGACTGAGTTTGAAGTTATTAATGCTGGTTTAGATGATAGAAGATATGCGGTAGGTAATGAAGATGAAATGCAAAGTAGCTCTTATGATGCGGTTGAAAGCTTAATTGATGATATTGGTTATGAGGGATTCAACAAAAGTTTTGCTATGAATCATATAGACACCGATGCCGTTGTAGATTATGCGGAGGAAACTTATGAAGATGATGTTAGAAATAATCCTGATGCTTATTTTGATGATAGCGAAAGACAACTATCCGACGAGCAAGAAGAAAAAATTGACATTTTGAAAATGAGAATTTCTCAAACTCAAAAACTTATTTCAAACTTTGAGGAGCAATATGATGGTGAAAATGACGAATCAATTGAAGAAAAAATTGATGAACTAACTGATATGATTGCGGAGTATGAAGACGAAATTGAAGAAATTAATGATTCTCCTGAAGGAGAATTTCCTGATGATTTAATTGATGATAAAGTTCAAGATTTAGTTAGTGATGTTAGACGTGACCCTGAGTGGTTTATGAATGATTTTGGGTTAGAATGGTCAGAATATATTGATAAAGATGAGTTTATTAAAGCCGTTATTGACACAGATGGATATGGACATACAATTAATAGTTACGATGGTAGTACTGATGAAATAACAATTGAGAATCAGTTATTTTATGTAATGAGAATTGATTAACCAAACAACCAACATTATATTTGTTATATGGGAAGAAATAAAAAAACATCGTTCAAGTTAAGTCCAGAGTGGATGTTGAAAGAACCTATAGATTTTGAGTATAACAAATATACATTGTTAGACTATCTTCAAAAGTGTGAAAAAAGGTTTAACAATTTGGAAATATATCCTGATTTTGTTGAGTTATCATTGCATTTGGCGAACATTCAATCATTAGTTAAAGAAAATACTTTGCTTTTAACGAACAAAAAATTTGAATCATGTGATGATGAAATTTTGGTTAAAGAACTTGTAGCAAAAAAACCAAGAGAACTTAGTAGGGAAGAAGAAGATGAGTTAGATAAAACAATTCATTATTCTGGAAATAAGTTATTTGATGCTTTCAACATGGCAAAGTCCATTTGGAATTTAGCTTATGACAATTTAGAAATTTCAATCAAAAAGAATAAAAAGAATTTGAGTGGAGGACTTGGTTTTGTTTATTATTACAATAAAGAAACCAATAAAGTAATGGTATGGGAATACCAAATTAAAAAGCCAAAAGGTGATAAGCATAACAATAAGACTTATCTAAAATTAATTCACGAGGGTACACCAAGTGAGCTTACATTACTTCATATTATCGAAACCTTTTCAAGCTGGACAGAAATAGAGGGATATAAAGAATTCCCGATATTTGAAGCCAGAAGTACACAATCATTCCCAATGGAAGAAACACTCATTCCAATCATGAAACGCAAAATTATGGCTTACGTGTTTCAAATAGTTAACTACGAAAAGATAAATAATTTTGACTCTGAGGAATAATTTATTTATATTTTATTAATGGGATTCAATAAGAGATTTGTTGACCTTGATAGATGTATCGAGGCACTTAAAAATAACAACCTTAGAGGGTATTACGGAAAAAGTGACATGTTATACTTTGATGATGATTTATCTTCAAGAATACATGACCTATACTTGGAAGGGAAAACGGACGCAGAAATTTTATTAATTATAAACCAAAACATGGAGGAACAAACCAATGAAGTGTATCAAAGCAATCAGAGCGTCTAAAGACGTAGAATTAGGAGAAATTAAAAGAGTTGACGACAAAACCGCATATTATATGGTCGGTAGTAGTTGGCAATACGTTTCCAAAACAGAATGGAAATTATCAAGAGGTAAGAAAGTTGTTGAAGAAACAACCGAACAAGTAACTGCTCAACCTACCGAGCAAGTAGAAAAAAAACCTTACAAGAAAGGGTCTAAACCTGAAAAAAAATCTAAGTAATTATGAAAAAATTTCTTAAGAAATTAGACTGGATTTGGGATTATTATTTTGTATATTTCTTATACAACGGTAATAAAACCGACAAGTACATCGAATACATGGAAAAAAAATGGGGAAAAAATGAGTAAAGAAATGGTAAATGGACCTGCTCACTATGGTGGAGTAGATAATCCTTATGAAGTAATAAAAGTTTGTGAAGCGTGGGGATTAGATTGGGATGCCTATCTTTTCAACGTAGTAAAATATGTTGCAAGGGCTGGTAAAAAAGATGACACGAAAGAATTAGAAGACCTCAAAAAAGCGGCTTTTTATTTAAACAGAAAAATTAAAAACTTAGAAAAAAATGGCTAAAATTTATTGGTTGACAGGACAACCTGGCGCTGGAAAAACAACTATTGCAAAATACATTTGTAAAAATATTTTAACACAAAATTCATTCAACGTAGACGGAGATGATATAAGAGAGTTATTTGATAATAAAGATTATTCTGAACAAGGTAGAAGAAAGAATATTGAGTTAGCACAACAACTTTCACAATATTTGGTATCGAAAGGACATAATGTTATTGTTTCATTAGTGTCACCATATAAAGACCAAAGAGAGAACTTCAAGAAAAAAATGGGGGATAATCTTGTTGAATTTTACGTTCATACGACAGAGGTAAGAGGACGTGAGAAGTTCTTTGTAGAAAACTATGAAGCTCCTACTGAGATTTTTGTAGATATCAATACTGATAATAAAACGGTTGAAGAATGTGCTAAAACAATTTTAGCATACGAATATTAATTATGGAAAAAATACACGTAGAGGGAGACCCAAAATTGAAAAATAATCCTGGTAAACAATACTCAATGTTTATTGGAAGATGGCAACCATGGCATGATGGCCACAGATGGTTGATAGACCAAAGACTAAATCAAGGTAAAAACGTATTAATTTGCATAAGGGATATAGCTCCCGATGAAAAAAATCCCTTCACCGCTTCACAAGTCCATTCAAACATAGTTGTTAAACTATTAGACTTGATAGCTGAAAAGAGAGTTGAGGTTATTGTAATCCCTGACATTGAATCAGTAAACTTCGGAAGAGGAGTTGGATACGATGTTATTGAACATATACCACCTCAAGAAGTCGGAGACATTTCTGCAACTAAAATCAGAGAACAATTAAAGCAAGAAGGTAAATTATAATGTTAGAAACAAATAAAATAATTAATGGGGATTGTGTAAAAGTTATGGCGAGTCTTCCTGAGTCTTGTGTAGACTTAATAGTAACATCACCTCCGTACAACGTGGGAATTGAATATGACACACATCAAGATAGACAATCAATGGAAGACTATTGGAAATTTACCAAGGATTGGTTATCCGAATCTTATAGAATATTAAAAGACGATGGTAGAATTGCGGTTAACATACCTTATGAAGTTAACGTACAAGAAAGAGGTGGTAGAATATTATTCATGTCTGAATTTTATATGATAATGAAAAACTTAGGGTTTAAGTTTTTTGGATTGGTAGACTTAAACGAACAATCTCCACATAGAAGTAAGACTACTGCATGGGGTTCATGGATGTCACCATCAGCACCATACATCTATAATCCCAAAGAATGTGTAATCTTAGCTTATAAGAAAAATCATATAAAGAAAATTAAAGGAGAGCCTGAATGGGTCGGTGAGGTTATTGATGTTCAACAAGAGGACGGAACCACCAAAAAGAAAACCGTGTATCAAGAAGAACATAAGAAAGAGTTTATGGATTTAGTGTATGGTCAATGGGATTATTTTGCGGATACCAAACAAATGACTAAGGCAACATTTTCAATGGATATTCCAATGAAAGCTATTAAAATTCTTACATATAGAAATGATGTAGTCCTTGACCCGTTCACAGGAAGTGGCACAAGTTTATGTGCCGCCGAAATTAGTGGGCGCAGATGGGTTGGTATTGAACTCAGTGAAAATTACTGTAAGGTTGCTAAAGACAGGGTCCAACATTTTGTGGACAAAAACAAACAACTGAAATTAATTTCATAATATAAGGGTCAATTGACCCTTTTTTTATTCCTTGGATATTTATAAAGAAAAATACAGATGTCTGAAATCATTATAAATGAAAAACAATTAGGATTAATTCAAGATTTAATTACAAAAGAAGAAAATCTTAA